GTGCTTTATTGTTAGCGTTAGGGTTACTCCCACCTTCATGTATATGGACTGGACCTGTTCGCATAAAGCCATTAACTTGAAGTACCGCTCCACTGTTTATAATTTGACCACCTAGCCATAACCGACCAGTTTTGTAATCATCAGCATCAGATCTTAAAAAGCTAGAACTAGGTATATTATTTAACTTACTAGCATTAGCCGCAGTGCCAGTAGTATCCGCATTGATTAGCGCAAACTTATCTGTCAGGTCTACACCATCATAGTAGAGTTGCCCTGAGCTATCCGCTATAAGGTTATCAAAGCTACCTGTGTATAAATTACCTTGAGTAACACTAAAACCATTCACGCTTACCCTCGCCTTAGTAGCCCCATTATGTGCCAATGCTGAAACCACGACACCACCTGTTGAACCTACAGGCTCACGTATGTCGATACTTAAAGTACCACCTGTGACTCCCCATGCACCTGAGTATTCTGACACTACAAAGTAAATCTCATATTCATTACCCTGAACAGGTGAAGCGACATCTAGTTGAGTATTAACAGTAATTTCTGATGTTATACTACTTGCAGGCCTTCCTTCTGCTTCACCTCGAATGATTACACCTTCATGGTACTCGTTGTAGAGTTCTTCTGTGTTTCCACCAACCTCTCTTCGGAAAACTTTAAGTCTAATTTGAGGAGCATCTGGGCCACCACGGTAAGGAACATCTTTAGGGTCAACACCACCATAAATACTTAGTGTAAGAGTTTGAGTTGCACCATTTGAATTAAGAGGAGGCCTAAGAGCATCTCCAACCTTTGCGAGATACACTGTTTCATTTGATAGGCCATTCACCGAGTTTGCTCTAGTTCCTCCGGTAATCTCTGCATCTTCATCGAAAGTAACCATACCCGCGAGTATATCGGGATGTAGGTCTTTCCAATTAATCTGACCTGACTTCACTAATGTAAGGTCTCCCTCAATCATTGTGTTACCAAGTGATGCCCTCTTCTCGTTACCATTAACATCATCTACGTTGATTATAGAGTTAGCTTCAAGAGTCGATACCCTAGCTCGATTGATGTATACAATCTCGTCACGTACTGAGAAGGGTAAGATGTCTGAACCAGTGGTATTCTGAAAACCTATCTGCTCTGCATTGAATAGGATAGCTGTCCCTTGAGGATTAGACGTTAAGCCTATCCCCGCGACCTTACCATTAGCTTCAACTTTGAGACTATAGAATGCTTCGTCTTTGGTGGCCTCTGCCAATGTCTCTACTGCACTCACTCTCTCGACCACACCATCAACTGTACTAGTAGTCACGAATGCGGTTAATGATGAGTTGGTTGCAAAGTCTGCATTAGATAAAGCTTCATTTGACACATAACTCTCTAGGTTAGAATCAACGTCCATTTGGGTTATGAATGCGGTTATCTCACTTCTCTTAGCAAAGTCTTCATTAGCAAGGTCTTCCGATAGAACATAGGAATTAAGCTCAATGTTTAACGCAGAGTTCAGCACGTAAGCTGTTAATGATGTATTGGTCGCGAAGTCTTCATTAGCAAGCTGTGTGCTTTTAACATAGGAATTAAGCTCAGTGTTTAACGCAGAGTTCAGCACGTAAGCTGTTAGGTCAGTATTTGAAGCATAATCTTTGTTAGCAAGCTGTGTATTTGATACATATGACGTAAGGCTCTCATCAAGTTCATCAGAAAGTACATAAGCATTTAATGATGTGGTAGTTGCAAAGTCTTCATTGACAAGCTGAGTGGTAGACACAAAGCTCTCTAACTTAATGTTTAAACCTGTCTTCTCTACGAAACCTATAAGTGTTTCATTGGTTGCAAAGTCTTCCGATGCGATGAACTCCTGAGTGGCTATTGTGCCCTCCGATGGTAGCTTTTCTTGCACTGCCTCTATCGCTAGATTCATAACACTTTGCTTATCTATGAGACCAACATCAGGTAAGTCTATAAGGTCTATACGCTCTGCAAGTGCTTCCTGTAATGCCTCCTGACCTAGCCAACCTTGTCGAATATCGAGTGTCTGCTTTGTTGTGACCGTGAGAGCTTCGGATACACCCCCTTCTTCACCATTTGTATTAAGGTACACGAGCCAGTATGAATATTGCGAATCACTCTCGACTTCAAGGTCAACGTAATTTCCCACAGCACGCGCAAGCTCAATAGAACTACTAAAGTCAGGACTAAGACCTTCATCATGTTGTTGTTTCCTTATGATTGTTTCTAGGTAGCCATTGAAAGGTGGCTTAGCCCATCTGATTGATACTGCTGTGTCTGAGGCAATAATCGTTATGCCTTCAGGAGTTGTAGGATCTTCAGGGTTCGAACCATATCCATCAGCTCCATCCTTACCCTTTAAGTAGTCACTAAGGACTACATCTGATAAGTCGAACCCTAAGACCTGTTTGTCAGATAACTCCTGAAGTGCATAAAATGTCTGCAATGCGCTAAGGTCTAACACTTTCTCAGATAGTACAGCCTCGGTAGCAAAGTCCACATCTCGCATATCTATCGGTGTCTTACGATTAATACGTAGTTCATGGTCATCTTGTAGAGGTACGTTGAGTTCCACAATGTTTCCGGCACGAAGCATCCACTCGCCTGTCCATACACCATCAATGAAGACGTTTATATGTTCAGGCTTGAGATATGTGAAGGTTATCGGAAATTCTGCTTGTAGAGGCTCTGCGTTATATATTGCATTAGCGTATAGTTTTCTTACTGTCACTAATTACTCCTTTCTGTTTCTGTCTCCCTTAACATAGCGTTAGTAACGTACTGTACAAAGGGATGTGAGTTAGCAGGCATCGTTGCCCTTATTCTATTTGCTGTCTCAATGTCCCACTCAGCATCGTCATTAACTGCGATATCTATTGTTCCTGAGATTGACTCTTTAACATTCTGTATGAAGCTTAGCGAGGGCATTGATACCAATGTTTCCTCAACTGATTTGTGTCGTCCACCTGTGTCGAAGTCTCCAATTGAAGCTATGATTCCCATCGGCTCAGTCAACCAAGATAAGGTCGGTGAGTACGAGAATATACTTGCCATGACTTGAAAATCGACATCTTGTATCGCCGCCATACGTTCATCCCACGTTCCATAAAACATCTCATTGAATTGCTTTAAGCCTTTGAAGCCCAAGCGAGTCGCATATCTTTCACGTTCACTATCACCCATACCGTTCATCTTGGCCTCGGCCTTAAGTGTGTATAGAGCGGTTAATGATGCGGCTTCTACGAGTGAGGCTACTGCTGAGTCCTTTGCGCCTTGCTTAGTGCCTATTGCATTAAGAGCATTAAGACCTTTCTTAGCGTAGCTCTGTAAGATTATTGAGCGGAATTGTGCAAGTAATCTACCTGCGGGGGACTCAAGGAACTTCCAGTTTTCACCACGATAGTTTCTGTCAGACTGTCTTCGCGCATATATGGCGAGTCCTTGATATAACTTGTGAACTTCCTGAGGTTTCCAACTATCTAAGTCCGGTAAGTTAATCTCACCATCTTTAAATATGCCTGATGCTTTTGTCTTCGGGGTATCTCTGAGCTTCTTCATAATGCCGTCAACTTCAGCTTTCGACCATCCTGCCTCATTCAAGAGTATAGGTATGTCATTGCCTTTCTTTGCGGCCTTAAACATCTTACTGAGTCCACCTGAAAAGGCTTGTTGCTCAATCACTCGGCCCATGTAATCCATACCACCAACTTTAGCGGTAAACCTTGCGCCTTGTCTTAGCCCTGTCGTTAAACCACCTTCAGCTCCGGCGAGAGATTCTTCCATCGCACTTGAGAACATATTGATACTACTTTGAGATCGGAATATGTAACCCATCTCTTCAACTTCCTCTATAAGATTAAACATTGCTTGCTTAGATTTAGGGAGAAATTTCTTTGGTAGTAAGAGTGAAGCTCCTACAGCTCCGTGCCTAACGATACTCTTTGCCATGTTGGGTATAGATGCCGCTCCTGCAAAGCCTAACATCACGGTAGTCGCGAGGTTTGATAGGTTATTTGCTACGACACTTGCCTCCATGTTTGGGCTACTTCTACCGAATAGAATGGCTTCAATATCCCCTTGCATATCATCAAGTTCTTTCTTAGCTCCTACAGTTTCTTTAGTGAAAGGTCTGTTCTGTATTTCTTTAAAGCGAGTCCTTAGGTCATTTAGATTGCCGCCAGTAGCCACTTCGATTCCGATGTGACCTGACATGTTGTTCGTATAGTTTGTCGTATTGGCAATCCCATCATTACTTATAAGGTCGTAGAAGCTAAGCTCCCCACCTCCTTCAGCCTTAATGGAAACCGTTCTATCAATACCTGCTCGCTTTCGTGCGCTGACATTAGGATCTTTCTTATTAACGCCAAGTATCTCTTTAACTTTATCAATACTTGAAAGGTTTACATCACCGAACTCAGGGTCATTCTTAAGTCTATCAAGGATGTCGGAGTCACTAAGGTAATCTATTAGCTCCTCAAAGTTGTCCACGAGTCCTGATACACCACCATTATTGACTTCATCTGATGTAATCTTCCCATACATTGACTTGGCTAATATCTTGGCCTGAACATCATCGAGCCCATCTGAGCCTGCCATAAAGCCCTTAGCTAGTAGGTTAGTCACATCGGATGTATTAAGAGCTTCAAAGCGAGTCTTCTCATACTTTATCGGTATATAAAACTCATCCGGCTTAACCTTGTCGAACATCTTAACGCCACGCTCTTTACCATACTTAGCGATCTTCTCACCTACTCGGACTTGAGCATCAAAAAAGGCACGTTCACCATCTGTCCTTAAGATTGACCTATCACGTTTGAATGAGGCTTCAAGAACTCTACGCTGTGTCGTTTTGACAATATCCATCATTGCATCAGGATTGAACCTATTAACCTTAAGTTGTTTCTTCTGCTCTTTGGCTATCAACATGATTGCTTTATAGGCTTCTTCATTGAACGTCTTGATGTTCTCTCTGACTGTCTCTGCGATTGATTCGGCATTATCTACGCCTTGTCCTATCTCATCAGCCTTGCGAGTACCTACAGAATCTTGAAGTAGATTGACTAGGTATTGGCTCTCCTCAGTGTCCACTTTATTGAGCAAGTTAGTGTACTTAGCAAAGCGGTCAATACGCGCACCTTTAAAGGCGGTATCATAAGTCGTGTTCTCTGACACCCAAGCCTCTTCAGCATCATTAAGTATCTCGCCATTCTCTTGCTTAGCTTCAAGTTTCATCGTCTTGTTTAGATTCTTGAACTCCTTGTTAGCTTCACGAGCCATTGTGCGAGCCTGTCGTTTACCTTTACTTAAATACATAAGGCCAACTGGAAGGCCACCTATCGGGGACATCACCATATCATTAACGACATCATTCAAATCATAGATACTGTTATTGCCGAGCTTAGTCGCGGCGATTGCACTTTCTGCGATCACTGAGTCAATCATTGCGCCTCTTACTCCTGCGCCTGCAACCTTAGCTCCTACGCCGATACCACCTGAGGCCATTCCAATAACCCAAGATGCAGGGTCAAGCATTGCCGCTCCAAAGTTTGCAGAGGTATTACTCCAACCTAATTCTGAGTACTTCGCTCGGGCATCTTCAAGTCCTTTGATTTTCTCAACCTGATACGCTAGTTCTTCTGTTGACCGTACATCGGCTTTAAGTAGAGCTTCACGGACGAACTTGGATTGCTTATCGAATAACTCTTTGTGGTCTCCCAAGTTGAATCCATCTTCTGATTCGTAGATACCACTCTGATAATCGAAGCTCTCGTGAAGTCCACGTAATTTCTTGACCTTTCCCCACCAAGTCGTCTTGTCTTCCTTCGATTCCTTCTCTGTTGCCTGCTCCTGCATCTTAGCGTCTTCACGGTCTGTCTCATTCTTGTTTAAAAATGTGTCATTAAGTGAGTCATTGAGGTATTGGTCTTCTGCACCTTCAGGAGTTTCTACAGGAGTTTTCACAGGGTCTACTTCACCTTTCGGTTGTAAGTCCACTGGTTCTCCTGTAGGTATTAAATCAACTGGCTCAAAGGTTCTATCCTTCTTAGGCATGGGGTCTACAACAATTAGAGGTTCAACTTTGGAATCTACTTCAGGTTCAACCTTAGGCTCGTCGTCTTCATCCTTGAAATACTCATCATGCTTATCTTGTAAGTTTTTGGTATTCGCTTGTTCTGAAGACGTTACTTTAGGCTTAGCCTTCGCCACTTCTTCGGATACTATCTCCTCTTTCTCGGGAGTAAACTTGCTGAGTATCTGACGCTTTATAGTCTGACCACTTCCTGATCCACTACGTATTAAACCATCTATATATTCAGAGGCCGATTGGTAGTTCATACCTTCTTCTTGCATCTGTCTAGCGAGGGTTTCTACTTCATCACTCGTAGGTGTGGTTGCGGTTCTTCCTGTTCGATACTTATCTATCTCATTGATTGCCATGTTGTCTCCTCGTATTACCTAACCCATATTGCCGCCTGTGGTGAGTCTAGGAATACATCATTTTTATTGTAATCTTCAAGACCATCAGTGGTCAGAAAGTCGTCTTTGTATTCTTCTTTAATGAAAGTCTTAATCTCATATAGAGGGATGGTATAGACATTCTTTTCGGTATCACCATCCTCATTCTCGAAGTTTCCTGAAATGATAACTTGCTGTGTTGAAGGTTCGAATGAAGCCTCGGCGTATTCATCTTTAATGATGCCTGTTGTTTCCAATAGACTTTCTATGACTACCTCAGGGGTGACATCTTCAGCATAATCTTTCAGTATGTCCTTACCAATAATGCGAGAGAACTCAGGAAAATCATTCACGCGCCAACCTTCGACTATCTCGTTCTGATCCCCATACATTTTAACAAGCTGAGTCTTAATGGCATCAGCTGTCATACTTCTACTTGCATAATCTGTATATTCAATAGCTTCAGCTTTCTGTCTACCATTGAGCATAAGGTCTTGAAGAACACCTGTTTGCATACCATTACCTTCAAGCATTCCGCTATACTTCGAGGACTTCTCCATAGGGACTGTCGTATCATTTACACGAACCATTCTACTTGCCTGCTCCCAAGCTTTCTCAGGGGCTAAGTTCTGGTTGTTACGTAAGGTATCGTATAACCGAATGACTGTACCTTCACGACTCTTAGGTTCAATGCCTAGCTTTCTCGCTACGTTATTCACATTGCCTGCTTTATCGAGCCAATCACCTAAGTCCACAAATGTATCGTAATTATCTTGCACGAAATCTATAAAGCCTAATCCTTCAGTCTTTGCGACTTTAGGGTCATACGCTGTGATTTCTGCTACAAAGTTACTGTATTCACTTGTAATGCCTGTGGGTAGCTCATGGTTCTTCGTGAGTAGCTTATGATAGCGGCCTATTGCATTGGTATTCTCACGGTCAACCCTTAGTGAGTTTGCAAAGTCTGTAACACGTTGATTAACCATAGCTTCTGTGATGGTAACTTTATGAGTGCCACCTTGACCTTTAACAGTAATCTCGCGGCCTCTAAACATATCAAGCTCATCAACATCACCAGTCTTATTAAGAACAACATCCATCGAAGTTCCTGCATGGTCAATCACATCAATTTTCTCGACACGCTTGTATGCTTTGTTACTCGCGGCGGTATAGCTTTTTAAACCATGAGTGGCTACAAGATTATCAATCTCATCTGAGGTCGTAGCATCTTCAAAGTTTATCTTTATTTGCTTCCGATTCGCATAATTAATGACATCGCTCTTACCGTAGAAATGGCTGAACTCTCGGGCAATCTCTTTACGTAGGTCTAAGTCTTTAATCGTCTTCATCTTTTCTTGCACAATCGCGACTGATGCGATGTTGCCACTTTCAACTTGACGAGTAACACTTGCCAAAAGTGCGCCCCATTGCTCATCTTCACTCATTCCTGCATCTTGTGTTAATTGAAAGTACTCATTAAGTTCTTCAGGGTCTCCATCATTCACAAGTTCATCGGCGTATTCTTCACCACGAGTTATACGCTCCCTTGAGAATCTCTCGTTCTGTGCGCCTGAGAATGCTGAGCTTTTAACATCTTCAATCTGAGCTTTATAAGATTCCCTAAGGACTTTATTTTCGATCTGATTAGCGTCAAATCCTAAAAGTTCATCAGCATGTTTCTCATTAAACTCAGATTCATTAAGGTTCACCATATCTTCTGAATGCCTCGTAGCGACATCCTTAAAGTTATTCATGTGCTTCCGATAACTGGACTCTGCATTAATCTTGTCTAAAGCTAACTGTTCACTCTCGACTTTACGCTTATCTTTTGCGTTCTGGTTACGTCTATCTCTATCATCGTTAGCGACCCTCTTACTAATACCTCTGCTTAGATTCTTAAGTCCGTTCGATATGCCTGCCTCCACAGGATCTTTTATTTCTTTAATTGGTTTCGTTATCGCATACGCATTAGCCGCACCTTGATTATCAAGACGGCCTGAGGGTATGAGATTGCCAATAGTATTTCTTATATCACTTCTTGCCATTATTTCACTCCTCCGGTTGCTATACTGATTGCCTTTCCTGAAGCTGTAAGAGCTGTGTCAATTGCCGCGCCTTTGAATACTTCCCAAGTTGACTTAGGTTTCATCTGAGAGATTGTCTTAGAGTTCGCATCAAATAGTTGCTTGTTACGCATTCGGTTAACGTTGATAGCATTCTCTGCGTTTCTACGAATAACGCCCATTGAATATTTTGCATTCTTTTCGATGTCCTGAGCAATCGCGGTTACACTTGTTCCTGTTAAGTTCGAACTTGCCGCTGAAGCTTGAGCTGAACCTTTAAGTCGTAGAGCTTTCCTTCCGACCTGAGATTCTTTCTCGGCTGATTGTGTGATGGTTAAGTTTGTACTAGTACCAGTGGCTTTACTTTTGCTTGAAGCATTGAGAACCATTGCGTCTCTTTCTCTGCGCATTGCTTTCGCTTGTGCTTTATTATTAAGAAGTCCTGTTATGAACGTTGAAACAAAGTCACCTCCTGCATCTGCCATTTGTCCGGTGGTACTTCTTGGTTTTTTAACTTTTGCAGTCATTTTGTACCTCGATACGTAAATACCTAGAGTGGCGTTCTTGAGTTATCTTGAAGCCTAATCTCTTAAGTAATCTGATTGTTTTAATACTGAGCGGGTCTATCTGGTTGAATAGAACACTGGCGGGTAATCCATATGAGAGTATTGTTATTATCTTGCGGTAATTATTCAATATGAAGCGGGTACACTTATCAATATACAATGTACTGACCATCCATATCCTACCTTTAATATCCACTCCCGCTATAGCGCAGGGCTTATCCTTAAAGATTAGCCCTACGATTTTGTAGCTTCCTTTAAACGACCTTATGATTGCCGCTCTCCGCTTCTGCTCACCTTTAATACCATACATCGACTTTAATTCTAGGATGTCTGTAGGCTTAAGGTTCATTCCTATATAACCCGCAAAGTCCTCTGTGACATCTAAGGTTATCTTTGTGGTCATACACTGCGTTGCCTTCTTGTATATCTTCCTGTCCATATGAGTCGTTGAAAGCTACTGATGTAACTAGCGTCTGAGCTGATTAGTATCTCTGTGGTCTTGGTATTACCATCGACATTCGCTGAGAATACCTTGCTGACTAGCGTAGGTTCACTGAGAGTAATCCCTGTCTGACCAACCGTGCGGCTACTCATGTTGTTATTCCCTTCGGATCTTCCTTTGCGTATCACTTTAATATCAAACTTCTGAGTATCCTTTACTGAGAGGGAGGCTTTCTTAACCTGAAGCCTTCCATCAATAACAGTCTCACGCTCTTTGTCTCGCATAAATATCGGGGACATCTTAAAGCTCATGCTAATAGGTTTACCAATAACTGTTCCATAAGGCAACGCAACTACTCGCTCACCTGTGGGAATATCTTCACCATCAACATAGGGCCGTATTCTATCTAGGGCCAACTTGTAACCATAATCATCCTCACCATAATCTGCATCTAGTGTCATAAACTCTGAGTAATACGTATTATCTGTCTTAGTGATAACACTTAGTAACGAGTCCTCAACATGCAAATCTACTACCTCATCATCGAACTTCCATAAAGACCATGCACTGTGAACGTTCTCTCTGTTAACCACCTTATAGTCATATACATAAACTGCTCTAACATCATCATCAGTCTGCACGAACAATCTACTTTCAGTTGTGCTTACCGTCATACGTAAAGGCTTACCCTTAATGAATGTTGGTACGTGACTTGTGATCTCCACTGCTGAGTTCTGTTGCTCATTGATTGCTGACATAAAGATGCCGCTGTAACCATTACGCTTGACCAAGAAGAAAACCATATCACCTGCGAATAGAGGTGCGGCAAGTCCATCAACTGAGTAGCTTGAGAGAGGGTCTGCAAACACTGTATTAGCACTTAACGTATCACCTGAACGTAAGCTATATTGAGTCTTTGAGCCATACAATATGAGTTCTTTCTGAGCTGATAACATTGCTTCAATAGGGTTAATCTCTGTGCTGAGTACACCAATATCTATAGGGTCTGAGTCTTTGAGTGCCTCGGCGGTAGTCCTGAAGAAGTTATTAAATATAGCTGACTCGCTCATCGTAATGTTCTCATCTGAGCTGAACACAAGCCTGTTCCTATGAAAAGTCATGGCGTTGATAGTTCGCTCTAATATAGGCACATTGTTGACGTTATCCCACTCCGATACGAATGTCGGGAAAGGTGTAGCCGCATCATCTCCGTAGAGTCTATCCGACCAATTACCTTGTGATAATTTAAAGTAGATACCTAAAGGGTTCGCTGAGTCTGCATAAGATGCTTTGTTAAGTCTCACTAAGATGTGGGGCATTGTGGCCTTGTCGATACCATGAACTTCATTAGGATGCCTTGATTCAACCCAAGCATTCCGTGACTCATTATATGCTACCCAATAACCTAGTGACTCATCACCTAGTTCACCTGTAACTTTCGCACGGTAATCATTAGGGGCTTTGAGTGGCAAGTCTGTGAATAGTGCGACTGTCTTACCGACAATCTTTAAGCTGAAGTTATTAAGATCATCTTCTACGGATACATCAACTGCTTCACTCGTAACAATCTCGACATAGCTTCCGGTACTTATCGCACTTGCATCCGATAGGCCGTTGATAGCTGAGCTGAGTTCATCGTGTATGTTCTCAATGCTTAGGCCTGCTCGCGCTCTATCTGTCGTTGCCTCAGGAGTCGTGTGAGTAACTGTTGAATTACCTACTGACACTGAGTACTTAACACTATAATCAGCTTGAGTGACATGTATCAAGTAAGTTCGTGAGAGTTCATCAAGAGGCTCAATCACTGAGACTTCCGATACAGTCAGGATATTAAGATAAACCTTATTAGTACCACTTGGTTGCAATCGCCATACATAGGAGTCGTTGACCACTGTTGGGACACTTCCTGAAGTTGGGACATCAAGGTAAACTGAAGAACCTACACGAGTTGTCGTATAAGTATCATCTGTTACAGAATCTAATAGTGACTGTAGGTTAGCCGAAGCTACCGCTAGGCCTTGTTCGATACTTGAGGTGACTGTCTCAGTTCCACTGGAAAACTCATAGCTACCACCTTGGTTCCTGTTACCCCATAAGGCAATCAATTTGAACTGGTGGCGAGTTGTATCCTCTGCGACATAATCAATGTCTCTCAATTCCCGATAAACAGGCTGAGTCTTATTCAGAAGGTACGTGGTATCTGCACTTGTGATAGTTCGAAAGGCATCTACAGGATTGACATCGCTGAGTATCTTAAGGTAATTCTCTGCATCATCTTCAATTTCTAAGGGGTACTTGTTGCCTGATATCTTGTCGAATACTGATACATTATCGGCGTTGACATACATCAGATACTTCTCAAGGGCATCTCTATTTACTTGGTGTTTATGGGAGTTCGGTAAGTCTTCATCGCCTTCAGTCGCTAAGACGGCATTGAGCCATGTGGCTTGCCTTGTTCTCAGTCCTGACACGAGCGAGTTGATACAATTGGTCTGTGCTGTTAATTGATTAGGGCTTCGGTCTGTGATGCTCTGTTGGGTTACACCACCTGTCAATGTTTTGATTTTCTGTGTGATTAACATTAGTAACCTCGCACGTCATGCGCAAGACTTCCACCACCTAATACTTGACGGTTAGCTCTTTCTGCTACTTCAGGATTGTTGAATACATTGTTGTTCTGCTGTTGAAGGTTCTCATCTTGAAACATCGTATTGCATCTATCCATCGTGTACCTGAGTGCATTGGATATAGAGTTATCACCCTGTTCCTGCATCTCATAGAACCACTCAGCGGTTGCTTTAACTAATAGTCTTGCTGTCAAGGGTAGCTCTTCAAAGCTCAGTGTAACCGTAAGGGAGACCCTAATTGGTGTCGCAAATACGAATGTGTTGTTGTACTTATTGTAGAGCTTGAGACCTCTCTGAATGATACTTGTGTTGTTAGCATCCACACGAGATACATTACTCGGGAGCATAATCTCATTGTTAGTATCTAAAGGTAGGAGTGCCGGATACTGATTGAACCAGTAGTTCTTCCCCTGCATCATAATGACTTCATCATCAAGAATGCGTATAGCCTTCGCTGTGACACCATCAGGTTCTTCAAGAGTGTTAACAGGTGCTTCACCTATGAGAGCTAACATGCCGTTTATAACTGTTAGTTTATTCATTTTGTTTACCTCGAAAAAAAAGCCCCAAGAACGAATCCTTGAGGCATTGTATAGTCGTTAGTGACTAGGTGTTATTAAGCTGATTTAAGGATCGCTACTGCACAGCACGGACGTAATACGTCATGGCCTACTGCAAGTTTACCTAAGATGGTAGAACCTAAACGTAGAGGCTCATCAACAACTTTAGTAGTCACGTCGATTAGCTTCACGGTTGCCATTGCTGACATAGAGAATACTAAGCCTACGATTGCAGAGTAATCACCAAGATACTTAGCTTCATTACCTGAACCACCTTCAGCGATTGTAAGAGGGGTCGCTTCATTATCTGCTAGTGCAGAAGACTCATCTTCCTGTGGCAAGTTGTTAGTCTCATAGATAGTCATACCTGCAATACGTGCGATAGAACCTTCAGAGACCGAACCTGCACCGCCTGTATCTTTGTTAATCCATGCGACTTTCGTTACATCATTAACGTTGATAAGAGCTTCATATTGCTCAGGTGGGAATACGACAACTGGCTGTTCTTTAATCTTAGCCAATTTGAATTGAGTACGAGCTTTATAGATCGCATCTACAAGTTTCGCGCCGTTATCTTCATCGCCTGCTGAACCTAGCTGAATGTTAGATGTGTATGGTTCATCATCTAATGCTTTAAGACCTGCCGCTGTAGCAAGAGACTTGCTTGTGATTAGGGCCGCTTGAGCAATTGTACGGAAACACTTACGGTCAACCATATCGCCTAGAGCTTCACCACATTCGTCTGAGTAAGGGGCACGAGAATCATAATGAGCGATTGCTTCATCAATGTCTGCAACAAATACAGGAGAGATTGCGATGTCGTCAATTGAGACTAAACGTTCCGTATGTGGAATCTTGTTAGCATCAATCAATTGACCGGGCTTGTGATAGGTTGCTTTGGTACGACCTAATAGTGGGAACGAGTAAGATTTACCACTTGAGATAGTCTTAACACGAGTCAATGAAAGTGCTAGGTTTGTGTCGTGAAATGCTGTTAGTACTTCGCCGCTAAATAACTTGACGTACAACTCACGAGAATTACCTTCTGAGTCGAACTGGCCTGAGCGGGATGCTGCTTTGTCTACTGGAAATGTCATTGTTTATTAGTTCCTAAAAGTTGCTGTTTGATAGCTTACGTGTGACTTCTTTGCGATATTTCTCACCGCGCTGATTCATCTGTTTGTATAGAGGGTTTTCGAGTGCCGCTGTGAAATCACCTTCATCTTGAAATGAGTTCGAAGAGGGAGTCGTTGTGCCTTCTAAATGTTGTGCGTTAAGCTCTTTAGGTGCATCCTGATTGGTTGCTGAGCTAAACATCGTTTTCATTAACTGTACTGCCGCTGTGGCCTGTTCTGCTGAACCTTCCGTGATCGCGGTATTCATTAAGGATAATTGAGCGTCTGAAAGAGTTTCTTCGGCTTGCTTGCGTAAAGCGTTATATGCTTCTTCACTGCCTGCCTCATTGAAAATCTTAGTTTGAACTAGCTCATCTTCAAGAGACTTAATACGGTCTTCACTTGTAGGTGCGGTATCATCTGCTTGATCGCCTTCGTCACCTTCTTTAGAATCGCCTTCGTCACCTGTTTCAGTGTCTTGTTCGTGTGTCTTAGAGGCTTCATCTGCTTCCTGCTTAGTTTTATACATAGCAAGGAGGTCTTCCATTGAGACACCTTCAGGTAACTCTTTGTTGCTAGTATCTGGGTTTTCTTCTTCTTCTCCACCCTCGGCGGCTTTGAGCATCTTAGCGTTATGCGCTTGTTCTTCTTCTTTCGTTAATTCCATAATGTCTCCTTATTACTTGAGTACGTTCCCTGCGACATCTTGCGCGGATTGTTGTTGTGCTTGTGCCTGACGACTAGCTTCGACATCTTTCTGTTTGCGTATTAAGCCCTCAGTGTCGATATTTGTTGCCACTGCTACGCGAGTCATATAGCCTTCAACATCAACGTATTCTTTAATTACTTCCTGACCTAGCGGCATGATTTGCTCCAAGAATGAGCTGAGCTTTGTTAACTCGGCGGCCTTTCCCATTGCATCAATACCAGTGACCACAATAGGTTCAATACCCTTAGGTAACTTCTCTACTGCTTTGCTTTTGGTTGCTTCATCAAGAACGATCCTAACGATAGGTAATTGTAATTCCTCTGCGAGTAGACTGTACGTGCCACCTAGAGTTACATCCAAGTCACCTGCTAATCGCCTAATCTCTTCGGCGGTTACTCGTTCGCCTGCACGTTGTATTGCCTCCATGAGCATGAAGCTCTTTTTAATGGAATCTTCAAGCCTAAGCCCTCTGTTCTCCATCGCCTGTAAGTCTGCATTCTTATCTACAAGTAAGGCCTCAATGTCGTCTTTACGACCTGATACAAATTCACCATCTTTAGCTTTATTCAGGTTACTAATGTTCGTACTTGAGTTCGGGTTAACGAGCCATATCAATCGGGCAATCGCGGCGGTAATCTTATTGACACTTCCACTTAGTTTCTCGTAGTTATACAAGTCACCAATATGTTCTTCAACGTAGGAACGTCCATAATCTTCACCGTCAATCGCATTCATTCTTAAGCATACAAAAGGGGCTTTTTCGTTTGGATAGGTTCTCTCACTGTCCGGCACGAGCTGTCCTTCAATCTCTTGATGAACGTCCATTTTAGTTTCGTGATGCTTAACGACTGTGTAAATGTAGACTGACTTACCATCTGAAGGTTGTTCAACTCCAGTTGACTGGTCGATACCCTCAGGAATACTAGTCTTTGGGAGAGTCTCACGGATAATGAGGTCGTCTATCTTTCCTGATGGGAATCTTGATACAACATAGGTATCTAACTTGTAGGCTTTGAAACCTTCCTTGTGCTTGTATAGAAGACTGTTACCGCCAACTATAAGTAAGCGTAGGATTTGGTATAGCTTAAGTCTTAAGTACTTCTTATCGAGGGACGAGCGAACAATACGTTCATACGTCATTAAATCCTTCTCAATCTCTGCCTTCTCTCCGGCTTTGATTTGAGCGTTAAGATCCTCATCGACAATACTTAATCGGAAGAATGCTTGATTAGGCGGGAAGAGTCCTAAAAGTAACTTAGAGGCAAGATTCTTTACGGCCCTTGCTCCTAGTCCTTGTTCGGGGACTCTTAAGGCATCATCCTCAGTACCCTCTTCAGGATACAGGGATGGAATCGTTATGGATGAACAGGTTCTCGCTCGGTCTAGGTAAGGCTGTCTGGTTGTTTCCAACTCTTTGTACCTACCATGAGCATCCATCATGTTTTATCTCCTGTATTTAAGCCCTTACCTGCACCTTTGGTATTCAGCTTTAAGTTTACTCGCGTGCCTGCTTTACTCTTACGCTTCTTCGATTGAGAGGAAGACTTCTGAGCTTTCGCTGAGGCTTTCTTTGCTGATTGAACTGGTGGTGGTGCGGCGGGTGGTGGCGGTGCGGGTGCATCTGGTGTATCTAATATGCACATAACTACTCCTGTAAGATTGCTTGCAGTACCAAGTTGATACCGTGATTTTGACCTATCAGGTAATTCTTTTCGGCTTCAGGTGTCTTCCAATGTAAATTCGGCTGAGAGGCATTAAATATCGCATTAAGCCTTGCTATTTCAACATGTAAGATATGTCCTTCGAGAGCCTTGAGGTTGTTGCTGATTGTCCTGTTGTTCATTGTTTAATCCTAAGGGGAGCAAGAGCCTATACGAGAACTACTTTGTGTAATGTATAAGCTTGAACTTTGAGTGCGCTATTCGCTTTCATAGCGGCTAACTTAGTGTTTGCCTCTTTGGCGGTGTCATAAAACTTAGGTGATTTTGCGGTTGCCATAACCAGTACACCCTTAGCATTAACGATTCCGAATGTGGTCATATAGACTCCTTATAAATGTGGAAGGTACTTAGCGAGAATGGTATGAAGTTCAAGCACAGTGATATCCTTAGGGTTCTCAAAGTCTGCCTCTGATATTACTAAGATATTTTTGCTGTCTTCATGGGACTCGATAAGTGCATCTTGCGTCTTGATTTCATGTGCAAGTGCTTTGCGTAGCTTTCTTCGGGGGGTTGTCTCGTACTTCAGGGCTTTATAACCCTTTAGCCAATGCTTCATTAAGCTCATCATCCCGAAGCGGATATATACAGTCACATTCGACTCACCCTTAGTAACGGAATGCACTGGTGTTAACTTTAAACCCTCTTTATCAAGGTGTTCTGTGAGTGGATTTGTTGCGAATACTAATGATACTAACGTATGTGACATGTTGTTATTCCTTGTGATTTCTTATGCGTACTTCAACGCCTGTTCTCCGAGTAGACACCCATACTCCTTTAACTTTTTTTCTAAGGCCTTGGATCTATTCATAAAGTCTTCAGGAGTGCCCTCGCCCGCTGACGTGTTGTAATGTTCTTTCCAATAGTCCGCCATGCCCTCATCGGTTGAAGGGAATTGCTCAGGGACTAACATATAGAATAGTCGTGCGAATAGGACGCTTAGCATCGGGCATGTGGCAAGTTCTTCAAATAAAACATTATCGACATCTACTGATAACCTTCGAACTGCTGTGTGCTTGTGTGCATTGCGAGTTCTAGCCTTGACATCCTCAAAGGCAATCCTGTCCATCTGCATAAGGCCTACACCTAGTTTATTAGGATGAGCATCAGGGTATGTACCAAGTGATGTCTCTGCTACTGATGTGCCGATTAACATACGCTCTGTATTGTCTCTGTTTGAGCCTGTGAATACTGCTGATATCGTTTCAAATACCATGTTGAGTATCATTATATGAGTGACCCCATAATAAAATTTCATCGTGAATCCTTTATAAATTGTTTAAGTTCTTCATAGCTACCCATAAAGACATCCCCATCGAATATTGCAGGAGCTTTTCGTGCCCCTACAGTCCTTAGTGACTCTATATTCTCTGAGATAATATTGGTTGCTTCAAATTCGATACCTTCAGATATCAGTAGGTTCTTCGCCGCGTTACAGTTAGGGCAATTATCTTTCGAATAAACTCTTAGCATTCATATCTCCCTTGCTAATAATCTGTTGCCGAAAAATACGACTTTCTCTCGGTCATACTTTGTGGGTGTACCTGCTTTACCATTACCTTGACGCTTAGCGGCTTGTCTCCATATTGCCTTGAAGATGTTGCCTTCAGCGAAGTTCAGGTTGAGTGCTTCAATAATGTCTTGCGCTTCTACTGATGTTCCATCTTCAAGTCCAATCGTGTAGTAATCACTTGAGCCACCTGTTAATGGCTTAGTGACTTTTTCAGATACTATGTCAGGTGAGAACGCATCGGTATTGAGCGTGAACTCTGTGTTATTGAGCCATACGTTATCTGCATCGGGCTTCATCCCACCTTGAACAGAATCCTCAAGGCCGCTCGCTCCATCAATAAGTGGATTGTATGATTCTCGTGTTGAACCATCTTCATGTACTCTAATCATTGCCTCAGCTCTCTGCTTGCGAGCTGTCTGCTTGCGAGCTTTCTCAAGACCTTCTTCGCGATTCTTAATCATTCGTGCTGTCAATTCATCCATAATTAATCTCCCATCAACGAACTGATGTTCTTAGCGGCTGTACGTGACTTAGCAATAAGAGTTACTTGTTTAGCCTTACGTGCGAAAATCTTAACGATCTTGTCATTAGCGATACGTTCTGCTCTAGCGACTCGCCACATTCTGTCCTTCTCAGCGAGTATGGCTTTGTTTTCCTGCTCGATGTATTTCTGTGAAAGAGTCTTAGCTGAATCCTCAAGGCTCTCTTTGGCACTTGTAAGACTCCATAAAGCCTTCTCAACTTTGCACTCGACGCTGAACAGTGACGTTATGACAAACGGTATTTTAAATTGCAGTTTCATAATGTTTTTCCTGATATTAAATTGTTGAATCTAAGGGGAGCAAGAGCCTATAGCTCAGGACTCCACAAAGTTACTTTCTTGGTTTTAAAGTCATACTCTCCGTGCCTTAAGATTCGGGCACATCGGGTATTCATAAGGGCATCATCTGAGGACATCCCTGCCTTGGTATAGAGTGATGTAAGGATATCCCACATAGAGTCCATAGTGACTGTTTCATGTCGTATTTCAACGAGACCCTTACGGACTCCCGATTTAAAAGTATGTTCATAAGGTCTAACTCCCAACATATTCCTGAGATACTCCGTAGCACGGTCAGTTCCAATTCCTTTGCATCCTTTGTACCCATCAGTAGGGTCACCTGCGAGAGCTTGAGTGAAGAACCAAAGGTCAGCTTGTTTGCGACTGATAGTTTTAGGCTTGAAGTCATTATCGGGGTTATATACAACGCTCGGAATTGTCCGCATGTCCTTGTCGATTGATACAATAACTTTCCTCCATCCCTTAAAGTACTCGGGGTCAGTTGCCCTGATACCCATAAGGTCGTCAGCTTCAAGTGTTGGCTCAATCTCGCTGTTGTAATAATTGAATAGAGTCTCACGAACCGTAAGGAGTCCAAGAGGCTTTCGTACTTTTTTGCGATTGCTTTTGTAGTTCGGGTCAACATAAAGTTTTCTCCAATTGAGTGTATCTGTTAGGAAGAATACAACCTCATCAGCCCCTAAGGATTCCTGAATAGTCGCTATCTTTTCGCGTGCATGATGTATCGCGTGACTAGCGTTAGTCGCTAAGTAAGTCATTGTAGGACTCTCACCAAAGTCAATCTCGACCTCGGCGGCGGCGGCGGCTTGAAACGCAAAGATGTCTCCATCTAGTAATAAGACTGTCTTCATGGTTCAACCTTTGCGACATACCCATCAGGTTTCAATGTGTTACCGATACGTATCATCTTTGGGGTGAAGCCTGTGACTTCTCCAACGGATAAACTGCTACCTTCATATGATGTGTAGACCACTTTGTCCCCAATCTGAAGTTCTTTCCCTAAGAAATCCTTCATGCTAATTCCTCCAATGCCTTTGTGATTTTCTCAGCGTGAGCTTCTACGTTATCAGCGATACCTTGAAGGCTATCTCCGGTCACGCCTAAGTCCATCATCTTGCGAGACAATAACTCAAGTCGCGGGTAGTAAAGGTCACGCTTCACATGACTCGACTTTGCGCCAATCTTAGAGGATGGTGTGTATACTTCTAGCTTGAAACCACTGATGGTATCTCTCTTCGCTATTGCATACTTACCGTCTTGTAATTCGATTTTTAAGTTCATAATGTTTCCTATTTATCTTCCGATTGTTTTGTCGATATCTGCGATTCGTAATCCCAAAGAGAACCCTATAAGAAAGAAGGCTACGCCTGCTAAAAGAATCGCAATGGTTGGCATTATAATGCTCAATATCCACATGCACTTAGGTCGAAGTTCTCGTCAGTGCGGGTTAACTTAATGTCGATACCGAGACATCTAAAGGGTACATACATACCTTGAAGGTTCTCACAATCAATCTCCGCTGAAAGTTGGTCATACTCACCCTTTGATACTGCAATGCTCTCAATAGATTTGCCCATAATCTTTGCGTGATGTTTGATATTCATAATCTCTTTCAACATGGTTTTTTTGTATATGGCTTTCATTTAATGTGTGTCCTTCCAGTTTTTACCGACCTTTGAATCTACGTCTAACCTACAGTTAAACTTAAAGATATCGTGTACTCGGTTCATTGCTATTTTTGAGAACTCTTTGAACTGCTCTGCTATTTCAGGTGTCCTGCAAGCTGTCTGAGCTTCATCGTGAACCCACGCGCATAAAGCGTAGTCACCATCAAATCCATGCTTGTATCCATGCGCTTCTGCTAGTTCGAACATAATGTTCACCCATAGCTTGCATATCAACGCGCCTGCACTTTGCAATAAAGTATTTAAAGCGGCTCTCTGAGTGCGTGTGTAAATCTTACGACCATCCAGTCCAATGAAGTAGCCTGTGTCTTTAGCTGTTTTCTTACATCCCTCTATGAGTTCACCCAATGCAGGTAATCCCTTAAGAAACTTCTTCTTAACGATTTGCCCTTTGATTATGTGGCATATCATCTTAGAGGTAGGCTTGATGTCTCGTGCTTTCAACCTTCTTACAATAGGCTTGCCGCGACCATTACGTATCCAATCAGCCTTCTCTTTTGCTGTATACCCAATGATAGAACCTATGAGTTCATCGCCTGCTCCATATAGAAATGCGTAGATGAATGTCTTTGCTGAATCTCTATCTGGTAATCCGGCGGCCTTCTGGTTAGCTGTGTGAACGTCTCCATCCAATACCTCATTGATGTAAGCTCCTCCGTCAAACTCAGCCATATAGTGTGCTAAGCATCTAAGCTCTAAACCACTGGCATCCGTTCCAAAGAGTAACCAACCGCTCGGCACTGTGAATAAAGCTCGGCACTCCTTTCCATAAGGCTTCTTAACGGAAGGGACTTGAGCTAAATTAGGGTCGCTGTGAGTTGCTCGTGTTGTTACAGCTCCATTAGGGTTAACCCTGTGATGTATGAATCCCGCATCATTAACCTTCTTTAACCAACCGCCTTTACCTTCGGCTAACTGCGAGAGTCGCTTTGCGATTGTCAGATATTTTCCTATATGTACGGTCTCAGGGATGGTGCAATACTTGAGTACCTCATCGTTTATCTTAGGTTTTCCGGTGTCAGTAAACTCCATTGGTGTCCACCCATGTTCGATAAGCTTCTTAGCAATGTGGTCTCGTGATGTCGGATTGAATTGAACTCTCTTGAGTTTGGTATAAGATGCGCCTTCAGTTAATGAGGGTCGATTAGTGTCCTTATATTTAATACTTTTCTTTGGTGTCGTGATGCCACTTGATGCGTACCATGAACCATACTTTTCTATGAGGATCTCCCCAAGGTCGAAGCGTATCTGTGCGAGTTCCTGATAGAGTAACTGCGCTTTTGGTACGTCAAATTTGAAGCCATTCTCATTGAGCTTCGTCATTAATGTTTGTGACTTATGCTCCATCTCAAAGGGTAAGTCTGTGTATCCATGTTCATTTGCTTTACGCTTGAGTAGTGCATAAAGCTTGTGTGTTACTGCTACGTCCTGCTTACAATACCAATACATATCTTCATTGAAGACACTCCACGCATCCTCCTGATCGCCATAATCACCTTTGTTTAATCCAAGACGATAGCCCCAAGCTTTCAATCCATGCAATCCCTGAAGCTTAGGCGGTAGGCCTTTTGCTCCACGAGTCGCTAGGAATTTCTTAACTAAGGGCTTGTCTAGGTCATAAATATTAGGGTATATAAGGCGGGACAATACGAGGGTGTCAATCAGCTCAGGGAACTTGATGTCTGGATAGAACATCTTAATAACAGGGTAATCAAAGTCGATACCGTTATGAAACACTAAGGCATCTGCGTCCTCTAAATGTTTCTGTAACTTCCCTAAGTCTTGAGGTCTGAAACCTGTGTAGGTCTCGTCTTCTGCTGATGCTGTCCATATGCAATGAATCTTTGTGATTGTATCTTTCAGGCCGTCACTCTCTAAGTC